CCTGGCCTGGCGTTTACGTATCCGGCGGCTTTCGATAGGAACTGCCATGCTTCAATGTGCATTGCGCCCATCCCTCACAATCTGCTCGAATAGCGCATGGTTGGCCTCGCTGTTGTCGTATGCGCCTTCTGTCTTGGCGGAGGTGTAATTGTCCAAATGCTGAATGGGTATGGCGATCTGGCGCAAACTCAGCCCCGCCCGCATTGCCCGCCAGCACAGTTCGTTATCTTCCCAGTACAGCCCGCGCCAATCGTCGCGCCAGGCGCCAATCTTGCGAAAGTCAGCGGTATGCCCAATCAAGCACCAGCCTTCAAGGTAGGGTACGCATATCTGGTCAACGTAGCGCATCCCCATGGATGGGGCGTACAATGCGCCGCTTTCCAGCTTTGCGAGGGTATCCAGCCAACCAGGGGCGGCGGTTATGTCGTTGTTGAGAAAGACGGTGATTTCCCCCGTTGCCGCCTCTAACCCCTGGTTATTGGCCGCGGCATACCCCTTATTAGCGGCATTGCGGATATAAATACCGTTCAGGCGGTCAACCATGTCGCTAATCATCTTGGCGTTGTATTCTTCGCTTCCGTTGTCAATGATGATGACCTGCGCTCCCTTGACGGCTTGCTCATAGTCGAGGATGAGTTCAGGGTGATTGAGCCACGCGGTGATAATGCTAATCATTCGCCCCCCAGATAGATAACTGCGTCTGTGAACTCTGCGCCTCTTGGAACGCTCTGCCAGAACGTCGCCCCCTCTTGGTCGTGCTCGCTTACAAATCCGATACAATCAACCCGCTTCAAGGGATAATTGATCTTCTTCAAGTATTCCTCAAACTCTCTGGCAGCCTCTACGTAGTTTTCACCGACAAAATAAACTATGCCGTCGCCGCTTTCACGCATCAGCACTTCAACGGCGCGGGCAAATTCGGCATCGTATTTCATCCCGCTATCCTTTCGGCTATCCTTTCCAGCACAGGCTTCCAATATCGCTCAGTCACCTTATCCGCGTCGTATTCCAGCGCCCCTTCACGCGCCAATGTACGCACGCTTTCGTCACCTTTGGCGGCGTAGGCTTGCTCTAATGCGTCAACGATAGCGCCCACGCGGGGGTAAAACTGGTAGCTTCCCATAGGCGTGTACATCGGGTACGCTTCTTCTTTCGGCAGCTTCCACCCGCTGAAGCACAACTCAGGCATACTTGTCCAGTCGCCTACAATCACGGGGCAGCCACAGGCTTGCGATTCCACGATCGGGATGCCAAAGCCTTCGCCGGAGGATGCCAGCAGGTGAACGTCGAAGGCGCTGTAAAATGCGCGCATGTCTGCGTTGTCGTATCCGCCTATCATATTGCGGTACATATTCGGCCATGCCACGTCACGCCCTGGAACCAGTCCGTAGGCTTCAAACAGTTCCAGCATATTGACGCCGCCGTTCTGTGTGCCTGGGTTAGTATGCGCGTACAAGATAGCGTCACCGTGCTTGCGCTTGAACTCGGAGAAAGCCTGGATCATCTCGGGCCATGCCTTGCGTGGTGGATAGCCCTTGTTTGCGCCGATGATGCCGACCACAAACGTATCCGGCGGCATTTGCAGCTTTGCGCGGGCTTCCTGCTGATCCATTGGCGCAAATGCTTGCGTGTCAATCCCATGCGGTACGTAGTGCGCTTGCAGGCCAGCGTTATGCACCTGTTCGAGGGCAAACTTGCTGTAAACGATGCGATCCCAGGCTTGTGCTACCGGACGGGCGACGGCGGGGGGTAGTGGCTCCATATCCACGGGGAACCAGGGTATCCAGCGGATCTGCGGCGGCCATTGCTCAGGATGAAACACCCATGCGTCAATCAGGCTGATTGCTATGTCTGCGCCGAAATGCCCGTAATGACCTGGTAGCACGTCGCCGCCGAAGCCGTCATATCCCTTCGGATAAACTGTCATCCCGTCATATTCGATGGATGCGCCTTCCAGCCCGTAGAAGGCTGAAATTGCCACGTCATGCCCTAAATCACGTATTCGATTGGTAAAGAGCTTCGTCTGGTTGGCGTATCCAGTAGCCGCCCAGGGTGCGTTAGAGTGCCAAAGTATTCTCATAAAGGCGCTCCGCAACCATCGCAAACACCCCCGGAAATCAATTGGTAGCGTGTGCAATACTTACAGCGCGTGAACTGTTGTCCATTCTTGATGTCTACGTTGTAAATCCGATCTATTGTAGATACGGTGGCTGTACCCGCGTAGGTTGAATAGCCATTCGCGGTTTTATACACCGCAGTACCGCCAGCAAAATCAACGTCAACTACTTGGCCTGTGTAAAGTGTAACTATTGCCATTGTTCGCATCTCCTCTTGCGATCTTCAGGTTTCGAGAACGGGGGCGACGAGGAGGAGGCTTATACCGGTAAGCCCGTCGCCCCCGTTACTCACAATTAGGACGATGTGCCTACCATCTGCACACCGAAGGTCGGGCGATATACGCCGTAAGCGTAGATCATGGTTGCGTTAAGCTCGTACCCGCCGCCGCCGCGTGATGCGTCGCGCTCGCTCTCAAGCCGGAAGGCGCGCCGCATATCCAGGGCGATAGCCTGCTTGTTGAACATTGCGCCGTAAGCCGCGGTGCCGCTGGTGATATTGGCATCGATGAAGAAGTCCATCCCGCCCCAGGAGCCCACATAGAACTCACGGGCGATATTCTCCAAGATGGAGTCGGATACCATCAGCGTAGGAACGCCGGATGATGCGCTTGCAAGGTAGTACCATTGCTCAGGGCGCAGTACCACGTTGTAAGGGAAGGGGACATTGGATGCGCGCAGGTAAGCATTGGCGCGCATGATATTCGCCCAGGTCAGCGTCCCGCCAGCCGTGCCAACGGTGCCGGCGGTCAGGTTCTGGAAGATTGCCGTGCCTGCCAGGTTACTGTCCACATGGACGGCTAGAAGCTGCCCAAGGTCAGTACCCGCATCGCGCGCGGCTGCCGCCCAATCGGATGCAAGCCGCTGGTCAGTCAGGAAGTATTGCGCCCCGTATTGCGCGGGGGTCAGGGTTCCGGCTGCCGCATGGGTGAAAGCCTGTGACGACATATCAGTCGTTTCAGCCACGGTTGCGATTGTGCCGCCGGTGTAGGCAGTCCAGATACGCGGGGTGCTTGAATTGGTGTCGCTAAACACCTGTACAACGCCCTGCATGATGGACTGCTCGCGGGAGGTCAGGAAAGCGACCTCGTAGATGCTATTCACGACAGTAGAGATATCTGAATAGGTGGACTCGTTAGCCATTGGTGTTACTCCTTATTGGTGACAAATGCCCCACCTCCGTGCGCCTTCATGTAGTCCTTGTCAAAGATGTTTACACTCTGGGACATACCCAGGCGCGCTTTCATCTGGTCAACCGTCTCATTCGGCGAGGCGTTGCCCCCAGGGTTGGTGGGTGAAATAGTAGGTTGTGCCTTGTGCTTGGGCAGCAGGTCTGCCAGCGCCTTTGCGTCAGCTTCCAGTTCTTCAGGCGTCTCGCCTTTCAAACGGGTAGCTAACTCAGCGGGCAGGTTGTGCTTTGCGGCGGCGTCGCGCTGCAAGACAGATAATCGCGTCTTGCTTAGTTCAGCCTCCGCATCTTTCAGTTGCTTCGATAGGCGCTCAAGCTCGGTCATCTCGGCCTCTTTGCGCTTTTTCTCGGTTTCTGAAAGCTCCTCAGCCAGCTTAGCTTTCGGCTTGAGGTCTTTGATCTCTCCGCGTAGCTTGTCAATCAGAGCCTTTGCCCGCTCTGCGTCAAATGGCTCTTCTTGTGGCGTAGATTTCTCGGCGCTCTGCACCGGCTCTTTCGCCTCTACCGTCTCGGTAGGTTGGTCTGACATGGCTATCTCTCCTCTCGGTTATTGGTAAATAAAAAACGCCCGCTCATGCTCCTGATCTCTCAGAAACACAAGCGGGCGTTTTCACGGCAGCTCGTAAGTATAGTGCGCGGCGTTTCAGCGCGGGGCGCTATACATATTCAATTAGAACTATTGTACCAGAATATCTGTGCTAATACAATACCCTATTCTGCGCTCGGTAGGGTAGGGGGGGTGTATTCAACGCGAACCTGTACGCCGCATGTTGTGTCGCCATTCTTGATGTACTTCTTTTCGATAGCGTCACAAATCATCAGCAGCGCACGGCGCACGACGATCCAAAATTCCCTATCTGATAGCAGAGGGTGAGTACTCAATTAGCTACATCCTGATAGTTATATGCTTGCGTATAGCTTGTGTTCTTGGCTATATTGAAGGTTGGCGCAAAGTGGTGGATTAGCGCAGTCTCAGCCTGTACCAACCATTCTGATTTATCCTCAATCTCAGGTGGTACAAGAATATCCAGGCGGAAGCTGCATGAGTCAACCATCATGGAGCGCAGGAATACACCTAGCTCTCTGTCGTTCGATAGGTGATCTCGCACTCTGTAATAAACATCATTCTTACTAATGCCAACGTACAGACACCCAAACGAGGGATAGCAGGCGAACACATAAACGCCTGGCCCGCTGTACGATGGATGAGACAGGTATTCGCCTACGGTAGTTCTGATAATGTAATCTGGTTTCGGTAGCATTATTTCCCTGCCAAATCCTTCAATGCCGCCTCACCGCGCATTGCACCATACACCTTATCTTCACGCTCAATAGATAGCTGGCTCAAATCAAACTTGCCAGCCTTCCACGCATCGTACTTGCCCGCGCCCATCATCTTGCGCTGTACCGCCTCCGGCTGCTTTTCAAACCAGTCCTTGCCTTCCTCATCCAATGCGGGAGGAAATAGAATAGTGACAGGTATCATGGCACAGCGACAATTATGGTGTCCATTCAGGCGCTCATCCAATTGGTGAAACGTCCCATGCTGCGCCACGCATGACATACAGGTAAGCCCGTCCAGCGTTGCTCCCCATTGCCAGCCTTTCACCACATCGCTATTGACAGTGTAGCTGGCGCGGTTGGCCTCGCGGTAACTGTATAGCTGCGCCGTGCGTACCATCCGCAGCGCATCCGTCAGCCCGCGCCCATAGCTATCCTGGAACGCCCTGGCTATCTTCTTGGGGTTGTAGCCCAGAGTGATCCCTTCCAGCATCTTCTCGGTGACGTAATCGGCGGTGCTGCCAGCCAACTCCCCTATGCGCTTATATAGCTCCCCCTCCGGTGACAGGAAGCCCAGCAGCGCCGTGATTGCATCAGGGTTCAGCCGATTGAAGCCTGGTAGGATAACCGGCTCCCCGGTGATTGCCGCGCCTACCATGCGCGCAGCGTCGCGCTCCCCCATCGCCACGTTCAGCGCCCCTTGCTCCGCTACCATGTCGCGGGTGATAGCCTGGATACCCGTCAATTCTTCGATCATCTGTTCTTGCAATGCCTTGTACTGCATCATGCGGACTACCTGCCCCTGTGTGGGCGCGGCATTGGCTATCTTGTCCGCTAAGGCTTGCACAAGGGCATCCAGGCGCTTGTAGGAACGCCCGTAAACGTCAATCAGCCGCCGGATAGCGGCTTCGTCCTGGCGCTCCATTGCGGCGCGAAATTGCTCTACGATGGTCAGGAGGTCAGGCATTAGGGTTCTTTGCTGCGGCTGGTATCTTTGTTACACCAGTTGATATTTTCTTGATGTTTACAATTCGAGTGCGTTCATCCTCGTAACGTTTGTGCATCTCACTTACGTTATCAGCGTAGTTCTCAAATTCAAAAAAAACATAGTGGTTTTCACTCTCAATTCCATCAGTCTCTAAAGTAACCTGGTAAATGACTTCATAACTAAATTCATCCATCTCTTAGCGCCTCCTCTGCGCTATTGTCCATTCGTGAAGTTCTTCAATAACAGGCTGCCGATATTATTCGAGCTGGCGTTGGCTACTTCCTCCTCGCCCGTCATGCGCTCCTGTTCGGCCTCCCAATCGCGGCCATACTCAGCCGCTAACGTCTGCTTGCTTACCAGCCCCGCGCCTAACTGGAAGGTATCGCTTACCACCTTTTCCGACTCGTTGACGGGTAGTATCTCCGGCCACACAATCACGCCAGGGTCAGGGTTCATGCCGTTGATGGTCAGTAATCGGCGGTTCACATCTAGCAGCGCATCCCCGTACAGGCGGCGCTTCTGTTCGAGCTTCGATAGCGCATCTGCATACAGCACACGCAGGCCAAAGTTAGTTAGCGCCCCCAGTTTGTCTGTCATGCTGGATATATCCACCGTCTGGGTGATGTCGAATAACGATTGGCGCAGGGTCAATAAGAATTGCTGCGAGCTGGCCAGGTCGCCCAATGCTTCTAGCTGCCTGATCTCCGCTTCCGTGCCGTTGTACACGGGCATTTCGTCCGGCCCCAGGGCAATGCTCGAAATAGCGCCCAGGTTGCGCCCGTATCGTTGTGGATGGGCATACAGGCGGATTAGCTTGCTCACGTTGGAGGCTACAAAGTTGGCGCGGTCTTGCAGCTCGATCACGTCGCCGGTCACGTCAGGCACACCATACACATCCACAGGGTTAGGTAGGTTCTGCCAGTGGATCATCGGCGCAAATGGATACTCCCAGCGTTGCTCATTGACAAGCTGCCAGCGGTTGCTTGTTGCTTTGCTCATGACGTAATCCCGTATCCACCACACGCCGCCGCCGGTGATCGTGCCGTCCGCTTCCACCTGACCGTCGTCGCGCTCGATCTCCTGCTTGTGCGCTTCATCTTTGCCGTTCATGCCAACCGTCAGGTATTCGATGGTATAGCGGATAATGTTTTCGATGTCGTCCGGATGCGTTCCGATTGTCACCAATGCGGGGTCCACCACTACCAGGCGCGGATAGATAATGTCATCCATGCCAATGATGCCGTCAGGCAGTATCTTCAGGTAGCACGTCCCTTGCTCCGCGCCCAGGATAGCCAGCCGTTGCAGCGTGATTTCCTTCTTGTTCGCCCGCCACACCGCTTCGATAAATTCATCCTCTGGCGTATCGCCTTCGCCGGGTAGGTCGAAGTCAACGCCTTTGCCAAACAGCATAGAGACGCTGCGGTCAATGACCAGGCCGGTGTAGTTGAGCACCACGTTATCGTCGTGCTGGTTAGGGCGCACCTTGAGCTGCCGGCGCTGTACTCCTGAACGGTAGTCGCGCTGCCGCTCTGCCAGCGTCAAGCGTTCCTGCGCTGCGCTATCCAGCAGCGGTGCAATGAACCAGTTGCGTAATCT